GAGGGCAATCACCCGATGGTGTGTAAACAGGGGCATCTATTTTTTTTGTGTATTTGCTATCGTCAACTTCTTCATCTTTATCGAAAATAGAAAGTTCCGTTATTTCCTCTGATGTAAAACCAGTTAAATCCAGTTTATAACCTTGGTCGTTTAATTCTTGTAGTTCTAAAATCAGCATTGCATTGTCCCAATCGGCATTTTGTGCCAATTTATTGTCAGCAATGATATAAGCCCGTTTTTTAGCATCTGACCAACCTTTTGCCACCATTACAGGCACTTCTGTCATTTTCAACTTTTGTGCCGCCAGCGTGCGCCCATGTCCCGCAATTATTCCACCCTGTTCGTCTACCAATACGGGTGTTGTCCAACCCCACTCCTTAATGCTTGCGGCAATTTGTGCCACTTGTTCCTCAGAGTGTGTGCGTGAATTTCTTGCGTAAGGTATTAACCTATCAATAGCCCATTTTTCAACTGCATCTGCTGGATTCATAGTGTCCTTTAAAAAAAAGGGGCCGAAGCCCCAAAGCTGGCAACTGCATTTGTCAGCATCTTTATTCTGCTGTAAAAGGTATAGGTATGTCAACAGGCCATTGGTTTGTGTTTACTAATAATTGAACTGTTTTAAAATGTGCCACTTGCCATGCTTGTTTTCTCTCAGCTTTTGACCATTTAGCTCCTGCATCAATGTCGTAATGACAAGTCATACAAAGTGCGGCTGTAAGATTATCGTCAGCTTTGATACTTCTGCCTTTGCCACCACCCCAGTTCGTATGTGCTGCTTGGACAAAATGAGATGAACCACAAAGTTGGCAATCGAGACTTGCCACTAACTTTAAAAGCTTTTTGCTTCTCACATAAGGGTGTTTTGCAATCACTGATGCGCCCTGTCTTGCATTCGGTTAGTTGCTTCGCGTGTTCGCCAAATTTCTATGTCTAATCTCGCCGCCTCAAGCTGCCATTTAAGCGTTTCTTCTTGTTCAATAGCACTAGCTAGTCCTTTAAGCAACTGATGATAAGTTGGGTCTGCATAGGCCTCTCGTTCTTGTGCATTAGCCGCCTCAACACCAAGTAAAAGTGCGTCTTTCATAAGCAATGCTTTTTTGGATTTCCTAAATTCTTCCAAATAAACACGTTGTGCTTTTGCTTCGCCATAAGCTAAAGCCTTGTCTCTAATTGTTTGCGCTGCTTCTTCTGGTTTCATTTTAAAACTCCAATCATTCTCAAGGCCGCTTCTGGGCTGTCAATTCTTGCCAAAGTATTACCTGACCAATTTTCAAAAAAATCTGCTTGCAACCCCGTTAAACGCTTTTTAGACGTACTTTTAATTTCAACTAAGAATGTGTGACCACGGAATCCAACTAAAAGATCAACTGGAAGGCCAATTATCCAAACATAAGCACCAGTAGCGCGAAGCGCATTTACGATTTGCTCCTGATTTGCATCAACCCGTGCGGCTCTTCTCATTTTGTTGCCTCATGTTTGTAATCAAGGTATCGTGACCATCCTGACCACGTTTCTTTTTTATATCCACTTTGACACTTTCCCACCATGCTTGGGCTTCCTGCTTGTCCAGCTCTAAACGTTTCTTGCGATAACGTTTTATCCACTCTTTGGCTTCCGTAAGGCTCAAGGTCTCCAGCATCTCGCAATGCTCGGTTGATGTCAGCAAGGCTAAATTCTTGGCCTTCCCGTCTTTTGTCCAACAAGGATTTGTGGTCATACATCAAAAAACCTCATCATCTTGCCAGTGCTGAACAGGTGGTTGAGTAAATTTTGTTACCGCAACATCTCGCTTTGTGGCTGGTTTTTTATCGGACCATTGATGTTTTGAACACATCGGTCGTTGGCCCTCCATTTGAACCGACCAACGATTGTCACAACCAGGAATACTGCATAAAGAATGATTTGTTTCGTCAATCTGATTAAATTGCTGTTTAAAATTATTAAGTGCCATGGTATTTACCCTCTACGATTTTTGCAAAATTGCTTGGTTTAAGAATCCATTCTAAATCGGCAGTAAATGCACGACCATCTTTGCCGTTAATTTTTCCAGTCAGAAATTTTGAATAGCCAATGTGTTTAAAAAAGTCCGACCACCAGATGAGAACATCATCAGTCGTAATTTTTTTGCTTTGCGATAATTCTATTGCTACTTCTCGCCATCTTTGCCGCAGGTAACCATGTCTTGTTGTATTCCAGACTTCTACCTTCCTCAGTGTTGGCAAGTGTTCGTGATAGAGACTGATAACTGCTTTATGCTCACAATCAGGTAATTTTTCTTCTAGTTCACCGTCAGGTGGGCATATATTGGTATTAACTTGGTTATTAGTTATTAGTTTTTGGTTTATAGTTGCCTTAACGATGGGTTGCGAGTCGGTTTCCATTGGGTTACCCACTGGGTTCTTTTTCCTGCCTCCAAGTTTGCCATTTGCTCTATTCTTTTCTGCCATAGCATGATATTGAGTAATCACTTCATGACAACGAGCATGAAACCAACCATCCTCTTGCTTTTCAAACATATCGGCCAACACAACTTCAATTACTTTACTATCCAAACGCAAGCGTCTGGCAACCCATTGGCTATCTACTGGGATTTTTTTTTCTGTGTCGTAATACATGTCAAGAAGTCTTCTGTAAGCAAGGTCTTCTTCGTTTGATAAATGTGCAGTAGCACCTCGATAATCACCGATATTAAATGTGTAGTAATGCACGTGGTCTTACCTTTTTAAAACACCCTTAAAAAGAAACAATCGGCAGGAGAAGGGATAACTCTTTTCAGCTGGGAGATCAAGCCCAACCTAGCCGTGTTTCAAAAAAATTATAAACGATTGAACCATTCAGGTCTTATGACCATCAACTGATACAAACGACCTTTAGGCAAATGCTTCCATTGAGAGACAGCACCCCTGGTCACCCCAAGTAACCTTGCAAGGGCGGCTTGTGAACCAGCTTTTAAAATTGCTTCTTCTTTTAACATCGGTGCATTTTACTATACAAAGCAAAAGTTTATATTAGGGAAAGTCCTAATAAAAATTTAACATTAATTATTGACCGATGTTTAGAACCCTATACAATGTGACCATGCCCTAGCAATTTCGCATAAGGGTCTATCTGGAGAAATCATGGCACATTTAATTGAAAACAACACACAAACAGGCAAAGCAGAAATTGCATACGCCAATAGCACACCTTGGCATGGTCTTGGTCAACAGCTTACGCAAGATGCACCTATTGATGTCTGGCGTAAAGAGGCTGGACTTGATTGGGAGGCACAAATCTCTCCTGTTATGTTTTGGCCTCAAGGTATTGCTGCACCGCAACAAGTGGAAAACAAAAATGTAATTTTTCGTAATGACAACAAAATGCCCCTTGGTGTAGTTTCAGACCGATACAAAGTTCACCAACCCGCAGATGTTTTGGACTTCTTCAACACTCTTGTTCAATCGGCTGGTTTTACATTAGAAGTTGCAGGAGCAATCAAAGGCGGCAAGCGTATCTGGGCATTGGCAAATGTCAATAAAGAATCAGTGGTTTTGCATGATGATGCCATAAAAGGTTATTTGCTTCTTAGCACCTCTTTTGATGGTTCAGCCGCAACGATTGGTCAATTTACTAGTATTCGAGTGGTGTGCAATAACACCCTCTCTGCGGCTGATACTGAAGCCGCACCAAGTCGGGTGATGTTATCCCATGGCACAGATTTTGATTCAAGCCTGATGCGTGAAAAACTTGGCATTATTGTTGGCGGTTTTGACGGAATGATGGACAAATACAGAGCACTTGCAAGACTTGATGTTTCCACAGGATATGCCAAAGGTTTTGTTAGCGAATTATTCCCTGCGATCTTTGACCCTCAGACTGAAAAGTACAAAGAGTCTAGGGGTTACAAGAGGGTTCTCGAACTCTTTGATGGTGCGGGGATTGGTGCATCAGAGCAAGGGGTTTACGGTACACGATGGGGCTTGTTAAATGCGGTCACACAATACATTGACCATGAGCGTGGACACAATGTAGATACCCGCATGAACAATGCTTGGTTTGGCAATGGCAATCGACTGAAGTCAGAGGCAGAATCACTTTTATTGGCTTGATACAGATGGGGCTTCGGCCTCATCATATTAGGGAAAGTCCTAATAAAAACTGATAAAAAACTCTTGATAACTGTTAAGAACCCTATACAATGCACACATGCCCTGAACTTCTCGGGGTCTTTTTAGGAGAAATCAAAATGCGCAAACAAATCAAAATCACCGAAGTTTATCTTCAACAAGAATATTTCAATCACCGATTGAATTGCACAATCCCTGCCGCTTGGATTGCTGTTTTTAACAATGGTCATGAAGTTGCTATCTGCCGTGAATGGGAAGCATCAACTGCAGAAGATGCACAGGCCTATTACGAAATGCACCATGTTGAATTCGCATAAGGAAATCAAAAATGACTGATCTCAAACTCCAGTATTACTTTGATGATGTTGTTTCTTATGACAACGGCAACACAGATGAAAACGTCAAGGTTGGCTACGACTATTTACCAGCACAACATAATCATCCATACGACTATGACTATGCGGAAATGTTTGATGTTTTTGTCTTTGATGCTCAAGGCAAGCACATTACCTATGACATCCCTAATGACGAATACAAGCGTTTGATGGATGAGGCAAAACGTAACTTCTACACTTGCAAAGCAAAATGAAACACAAAATTATTACCACTTTAATTGAGTGCATTTTGGCCATCATCATTTTTGGTGGCATTGGCATATTACTGGCTTGGAGAGGCTAAACATGAAAATAACTCAGTTTATTCACGAAGTAGTTGCTACATCTACAAAAGAAACGGTCTGTACTCACACAGACGGAACAGAATACTTGGTTAGACATATCTACATAAAAGATGGTTTAGGCAATGTATGTGAAATAGTCTTATTCGGTAAAACAACAGAAATTTTTGAAGAAAGTAACAAATGAAAAATATCGCCACTGCATTGGTTAAAGCACAAAAAGCTTTTGGCCCCGCCCTTAAATCATCCACCAACCCTCATTTCAAAAGCAGATATGCCGACCTCAGTGCTTGCGTAGAAGCTGTCATTGAGGGCTTAAACGAGGCTGGCATTGCCTTGATTCAAAGAACAAGCGAAGACCTTACAGGGGTCACCGTCGAAACTGTATTCATTCACGAATCGGGCGAGATGTTGGAATGTGGCAAATTACACGTACCAGCCAGCAAACAAGACCCGCAGGGTTACGGTAGCGCTTTGACATACGCAAGGCGCTATTCCCTGATGGCGGCTTGCGGCATCGCACCAGAAGATGATGACGGAAATGCGGCTACACGCAAAACAATCATTGAAAAGCCATCAGTCAATGAAAGTGCTCTTGTGGATCATTTGGCGGCTATTGAGGCATCTACAGATCAAGAAAGCTTAAAAAGCTCCTACAAAGCCGCTTATGCCGCTTGCAATGGTGATGCTGAATGGCAAAAGAAGGTGATTGCAGCCAAAGACCAAGCAAAGGCAAAATTATGATTGAAATGATGGATCAAGGCACAGAGGAATGGTTTGCCATGCGCCTTGGCAAAGTTACCGCCAGCCGATTGGCTGATGTGCTTGCCAAAACAAAAACTGGTTATAGCACAAGCCGCACCAATTACATGACTCAACTTGTGCTTGAACGCATTACTCAATCGAAAGCTGAGTCATATTCCAATGCAGCAATGCAGTGGGGTACGGAACAAGAGCCTTTTGCTAGAGCCGCTTATGAGGTGCTCACTGGCGAAATGGTTGAAGAGGTAGGGTTTATATCTCATCCAGATATTGAGGCGGCTGGAGCCTCGCCTGATGGTTTGGTGGGTGATGATGGCATGATTGAGATTAAATGCCCCTCATCCAGTACAGCTTTGGAATGTTGGTTAATTCATGCACAAAATGGCAATCCAGTAGATGCAAAGTACTACGCACAGATGCAGTGGCAAATGCGTTGCGCTAATAGGTCTTGGTGTGACTACGTGGTTTTTGACCCACGGATGCCAACCAAAGCTCAACTTTTTGTTTATCGAGTCGAACGTAATGCCGATTGGCTCAAGATCGCAGAGGATGAGGTCCTCAAGTTTTTAGCAGAAGTAGATGCTAAAGTTATTTCCCTTAAATCAATCATTGGAGAATGAAAATGTCAAAAGTTAGTAAAGAAATTTCTTGCATTGTTGGTGAATACCGCAACAGCGAAGGTCAGACAAAAAAGCGTTACCAAAGAATTGGTTCAATCATTGAGACTAAAAATGGTCCAATGCTTAAACTAGACAATATTCCCTTGCGTGAAGGTGGCTGGGATGGCTGGGCGTATATAAATGACCCTAAACCACAAGAAAGCCGCAAACCACAGTTTGATGACGAATCTGACATTCCTTTTTAAGTTAACGGGGTGAAAGCTGTTTTATACTTTTTGAAAGCTTGTAGACGAGCAGTCGTAGCCCCACCCAATAGGAGTTAATAATGAGTACATTTTTTGATAACATGAATGAGATAGTCGGTAGATTCTTTGGTACTGAACCTTTTAAGATGGTACGCAAAGAAGACCCAGATACAAGCAAAGATGCTGCTGAAAAGGTTGATTCAACCAAGTTAGAGCAAATGGTGTATGAGGTCATTGCAAAGTACCCAAATGGATGTATCGCAGATGACGTAATGACACATTTTCCAAGTCATGGCATACAAACAATAAGCCCACGATATGCGCCACTTATTCGCAAGGGGTTTATTCAGGATACTGGTGAAAGACGCAAATCCAGTACGGGACGCTCTCAACGTGTTATGAAAGTAATTAAATGTTAGAAAAACCACCCTATTCAAAGATTAGTTATCCTTCAGTCCCAAACAAGGACTTCAAATGGTCTTCTGGCTCAGACGTTCAAGCAATCTGGAGAAAACACGGATGGACTCCACCTTCAGAAAAAATGTTGCCACCACCACCCGAGAAGTTTCAAGAGCCACTTCGGAGAGTGCGCTAATGATGCCTCCGATTCAAATGGGCCTACCCACTCC